CTTGTTCCAGATGTCCCAGAAGAACCGCTTGTGCCAGATGTTCCAGAAGAACCGCTTGTACCAGAAGAACCACTTGTCCCAGATGTGCCAGAAGAACCGCTTGTGCCAGAAGAACCACTTGTTCCAGACGTCCCAGAAGAACCGCTTGTGCCAGATGTTCCAGAAGAACCACTCGTCCCAGATGTTCCAGAAGAGCCACTTGTTCCAGATGTGCCAGAAGAACCGCTTGTGCCAGACGAACCGCTTGTTCCAGATGTGCCAGAAGAACCACTTGTACCAGACGAACCGCTTGTACCAGACGAACCACTTGTACCAGACGAACCACTTGTACCAGACGAACCACTTGTGCCAGAAGAGCCGCTAGTACCATCAATACCTGAAGAACCACTTGTTCCGCTAGAACCGCTTGTTCCACTAGAACCGCTTGTTCCACTAGAACCGCTTGAACCGCTTGTACCGCTGCTTCCGCTTGTCCCACTTGTGCCAGCAAAGCCTGACGTTCCATTAACGCCTGAAGAACCACTTGTACCAGATGTGCCATTTCTTACTTGGAATGCTGTATAGCTGCTCATATTATATATTTATTTTACACTTTTATTGTTATGATCGTGACTTAACAAATGTTTATTTAACTAATTATTATACCTCTGTATCTTAGTATATTTCCAGTAGTAGATGATGTGGCTATTAATATTGGTTTTGATATCTGAGTAATAGTAGATGGTTCAGTTACAGTTATTGCTCCAAGTACCGTTGGAGATAGAAAATAAACGACACCAATTGTCAAACCACTTAAACCAGTAACTTTCCCTTCAAATACAATATCAAAAGAATCACCATTTACTAATTGAACTATACCAAATACCTCTGCATTTTGCGCCGAATCTGCCAATGCTTTATACCATGTTCCCGCATCAAATCTAACAACGTCTCCTAATATAAATCCATGTGATACTTGAGTATAAGTTTCATATAATGAATATGAACTACCCATACCACTTGTGCCAGACGAACCTGAAGTCCCAGTAGATCCTGATGTTCCACTTGAACCGCTTGTTCCGCTGGTTCCTGAACTTCCTGAAGTACCTGACGTTCCACTAGATCCTGAAGTACCTGATGTTCCGCTAGATCCTGAAGTTCCATTTACGCCAGAAGATCCAGAAGTACCGTTAATGCCTGAACTTCCACTTGTGCCAGAAGAACCGCTTGTTCCACTGGTTCCTGAACTTCCCGAAGTGCCTGATGTTCCACTAGATCCTGAAGTTCCATTTATTCCGCTAGATCCTGAAGTTCCATTTACGCCAGAAGATCCAGAAGTACCGTTAATGCCTGAACTTCCACTTGTGCCAGAAGAACCGCTTGTTCCACTGGTTCCTGAGCTTCCTGAAGTGCCTGATGTTCCGCTAGATCCTGAAGTTCCATTTACGCCAGAAGATCCAGAAGTACCGTTAATGCCTGAACTTCCACTTGTACCAGAAGAACCGCTTGTTCCACTGGTTCCTGAGCTTCCTGAAGTGCCTGATGTTCCGCTAGATCCTGAAGTTCCATTTACGCCAGAAGATCCAGAAGTACCGTTAATGCCTGAACTTCCACTTGTGCCAGAAGAACCGCTTGTTCCACTGGTTCCTGAACTTCCCGAAATGCCTGATGTTCCACTAGATCCTGAAGTTCCATTTATTCCGCTAGATCCTGAAGTTCCATTTACGCCAGAAGATCCAGAAGTACCGTTAATGCCTGAACTTCCACTTGTGCCAGAAGAACCGCTTGTTCCACTGGTTCCTGAGCTTCCTGAAGTGCCTGATGTTCCGCTAGATCCTGAAGTTCCATTTACGCCAGAAGATCCAGAAGTACCGTTAATGCCTGAACTTCCACTTGTACCAGAAGAACCGCTTGTTCCACTGGTTCCTGAGCTTCCTGAAGTGCCTGATGTTCCTGAACTACCTGACGTTCCACTCGTTCCACTACTACCTGATGTTCCAGACGTTCCAGATGAACCGCTAGTTCCTGAAGTGCCAGCCGGTCCTCTTTCAACAATATTACTAGTTGATCCTGCTGGCGCAACTGACTCTACTAAAATAGTATTCTTATTACTACTTTCAACAACAGTAGAATTAGATCCGCCTCCAACAGTTACATTTATTTGATTATTATTAGAGGAAACGTTGACATCTATATTTGACATTTTATAATTGTGTTACATCAGCTAATACGTTTAATCTAAATTCAAAAAGAGTACAATCTAGTATCCCAGTAGAATAAAAATGTAAATCACCATACAAATTAATAGGAGGAAACCCTTTAGTAACTGAAGACGGAAAGCTAAATTGCACAACGCCTGTTCCGTTTACACCTGATACCGTTGTTGGCACAAATTGATATAATAAATTACCGTCAGGATGTGGACGCAATTGTCCTGTGCAAGTTATATTCGCGAAATCTAAATTAGCGGAAGTAACAGTTATTGTTTGCGTGGGAAATGTGTCTCCTCTTATTATTGATAACTGTGTCGCCATTTGTTATTTATTACACGTTATATTAAATCTGGAGACAAAAAAACCCAAGCTTTCGCTTGGGTTCGCGTTGTTTATGTAAACTTACTTTACCACTGGCAAGTCTGGATTGACGACACCATTACTTGATGCATCAGCAGCAGACTTTGCGCGAGTGGTTAGTTCTTGATTAATAAGACGAAGATTGGCTTGCGCCATTTCGATCTTACCGAGTTCATCATAAGCGAAAGCTTTTAGTTGAATGTCGCTTACTTGTGATAGGTTAACTTGATTCTGATTGTTCTGTTCCATAATTAATTAAGGTACTATATATTATATCTCGCGAAGGATTTTTAAAGTTTTTAGATGCTTTGGATTATTAGGGTCTAAAATTAATGCTGGATTATTAATTAACATAGAAATACTGCCTTTATTTGTAGACTTAAATTCGCGCAATAGTTTTTCTTTAATTTGCATTCGTGAGCCGCTTGCAAATATGCCTATGTTTTCGCACATATGCTGCAAATCAACAATAGCCATTTCATTTAGTCTTTCTCTAAAAACATCAATATTAGATGTGCCAAATGGATTCATCTTTCTAATGCCAAGAATTTCTTCTAGCTTTTTAACTTTTTCAATGTCTGGATCGAGATGAGTTTTTCCATCCGCAAGCGTTAGATTATCTATGTCTGACTTCTTAGGTTCAGGCTTTTTTGCATCTGTTGGGATATTTTTAATTGACTTTTTAGCCATATACTATATTACACAAAATATATATTATTCAATAAAAAAGGCGTTACCCTTTCGGATAACGCCTAATTTATGACGGACTTACTACATATCAGACTATAAGACCCACAAGCGCTCTGTTGTCGAGAACCATACGACCCTCTTCAAGAGAACCATAATAACCAATCTTACCCTGACGAAGAGTATATTGGTCATCAGCGACTAGATTGAACTCAGAACCGCTGTCAGCATCAACAGCTACAGCGCGAATTAGTGAATCACGGCTTCTGTCAAGACCAACTATGATCTGTTCAGTAGCGAGGAATTGCTGGGCAGTTCCACTATTTGCATTTACAGCATAGTTGTCAGCGTAAGCTGTAGAACCAGCGACTGTATCGAAAATTGTGGTGAACTTCTTACCAACACCGAACTCTAGAATTTCCATGATTGAAACTCCGAAGAATTCAGGTAGACCAGCTTGATTGAAAAGTTGGTTACGAATTTCATCGGTAGCAGTGATAGGAGCATTACCAGCGCTATTAGAAGTACTGGCAGTACCAGCTATAGAAGCTTTGGTATTGATTGGATTATAAGCCATACCACGAATTTCTTCGATGATTTCTGGAGAAACGATAAGATCGGTTAGACCTCTACGAGCGCCAGAAGGAGTACCACCAACGAATGAAGCATTAATACGCTTGATCTTAGTGAACAACTTGTTCAAGTCGTTAAGAACGAAACGTCCAGCAGCAGCAGCGCGGAAGGTGTGATAGTTATTAGCGGCAGTAGCATCATTACCAGTAGAAGCTTGAGCTAGAGCAGTCATTACGAGGTTAGCAGAAGTTCTTTCTTGCTTGAGCATAACTTCTTGAGCTATGCGAGTGAAAGACTTACTAACTACGTCCAAACGACTCTTGGCAGCGTACTTCTTATCGAAAGCGATTGCGCTATCGAGACGATAAGTAGCAATCTTTAGCTCAGAAGCCAAAGGTTGAACTACGTTCTGAGGAAGACCACCAGCTACACTCTGACTATAGACCTTGATGTAATCTTCATCGAAGATATCATAATAGAGGTCTAGAGGAATTGAGGGATTATCTTCAGCATTGAATTGAAGACTTGTGAACAAATTAGAAATAGTTGGGGCGTTATTAATAACTTCAGCCAAAACTGGTCCAATGAATTCAGCCAAAGCTACTTGAGCATCGAAGGCTACTTCACGGTTCTTTGAGGCTAGAGCTTTAATTAGCTCGACTTGTTCGTCTGTTCTCTTTAAAACGATTTTCATATTATTTATTAGTTAAATGGATTAAACAACGTAGGAGGAATTACAATCGAATTGAACAAGAGCGTATTTACCAGTAGTAGTACCAGCAAAATAGTCACTCTTACCATTCTGAGAAACACGTTGACCAGTGCCGAGAATACGGCCAATGATACTTGTGGTTCCAGTGATTGGAGATACAGCGCTAGCCAATAGGCCAGAAACCTTACCAGCGTTAGCTGAGATGATAAGATGGCTATTAACAACCATGTTAGCGTCAACCCAGTCAATAGCTGTATCAGCTAATGTGAAGATACCGCGACTAACTACAGGTACAGCTTGTCCAGTGAGAACGGCTTGTAGTTCTGCTCTCTTTACTGGATTGTAAAGAAGTCTTTCACCATTTTCATCAGTGGCTAGAGTCTGATTAAGAGTCATGCCAAGAACTGGAACACCAGCGGTGGCGGCTGTAAATTGCAAAGGTACAGCAGGGTATTGAGCAGCACCCAAGAAAGGGTAATCTGATTTACCAAGTGTATTTGTGATATCGGTAGCTGTGTACTGAATTGGATCGAGATCCAAATTACCAGCAGATACCTTGACGAAAACACCTGCTGAACCATTACCATTTGTAGATGGTGTGGCATCAACAGTGTCGCTCGCGAACATGTTGATAACATCAACGTCGCTATACTGTCTGAATGGATATAATCTTAGTGACATATATTTTTAAAATTTAACTGTTATGTTTTCCTTGCTGAAAGCTTTACCTAGTCTTTCTTTCCAAGAAGCTTTTGCTTCTGAAGGAGCGAGTGACTGAGCGGGTATAGCTGGCTCTTCGCGTTTGGCGTTAGCCAAAGCTGTTTCAACTTCAACTGTCTTTTCGACAACTTCAGTTCGTTGAGTCTTTGCTTGTCCCATTCTCTTTGCCAATTCGGCTTCCAGACGTTCTTGGAAAAATTTATCTTGATCTTGCTTTGAAGCTTTGTTCTTGTGTCTAAAAAGAACAGCGAGCTTTTCTTTATAAGAAGCAAACGCCTCTTCTGTGTTTGCCAAAGCAGATACTTCTTTAGCTAGAAACTGACGATCAATCTCATCAAGATCATAATCAGTATCTAGGAAACTCATTCTTGAACTATAAAGTTCTTGAGAAGCTTGAGCGGAAATTGTTTTTTCGAGTTCTGCTAATTTAGCGAGAGTCTCAGAAAGTTTGTTGTTGTTCTCATCAAGATCTTTCTTGAATTTTTCAACTTGAGCGATAGCTTCAGCCTTAGCGACTTCAGCATTTTCCATCTCTTGCTTCATTTCGTCACTCTTTAGTTTAATGCTCTCAGCGATCTTGGCTGAAATAGAAGCTACGGCTTCATCACTAAACTTGGCAGTATCTTGCTTTTCAGCGAGAACTGTTTTTAATGCAGATAGTATTTGTTCTAAATCCATAATTTTTGTTTTGGTAATATTTACAGGTTGTTTTTGTTTTTGTGAAAATATTTTATTGTTAAAGTTTAATAATTCTACAGAATCGACTTCATAAAACTCAGCTTCTTCTGTTTCTATTTCTTGTTTTTCGTTTTCAATTTCTATAGCAGATGTTCCATCATCAATTACTACGCCTTTAACATCAGCAGCAGGATTGCTTGTGAATCCGATACCTAAAGGATAAATACGTCCAGTAACCAAACGATATACTGGAGTTCCATCGTTCATATATCCAGATCCATCAAAGCCTTTTAAATATTTCTTGAATTCATCTATTTGTTCTTTTTTAGTGATAATCTCCGCTTGCTTCAAATCTAAACTTCCAACTGCAATATAATACTCATTAAATCCTATCTCCCAACTTGCACTAATTTTTTCATATAATGCGGAATCAGGATCGTTAGAATCCATTAATGCGTCTGCGAAATCGCGATCAACTGTTTTATAAATTACAGCGGCCAAAGCAATATTAAATGGACTAAGACTTCCTCTTACATCTTCGTCAGATAATATTTTATTTTCTCCATAAGAAGAAAACGCTGAATTAACAATATGCCCAACTACTCTTTTTTTGTTATGCTCAATATTTGTTGGCTTATGAATGAAATAATTTTTAAACGCAATAGCTGTATTCGTATCAATACCATCACCATTTTTATTAAAACGATTTACAAGAGCCGCATTAAATGCGGCCCCAACTAAATCGACATTCTTTTCTAAATTAACTGAAGAAGGTATAATTGACTTAAGCGGTTCCAATGAAGCTTGCGACAACAAAACATTGCTATCGAAATTTAACGAAGCCGTAACTATGTTGTCAAATTTAGTTCTATAAAGGAACATATATTTACATTTTACACGGAATACTTAGTACTGTGATATAAAAGTGCTGCTGCATATGTGTCTAAATCATGTTCGCCAGCAGTAGTTTGTATCTCACTTAATATGTTTAGCTTGTCTAATTTATTTGGATCGTTTAGAACTTCTGTAGCTAAAGAAGTCCAAGATTCACATTGAGATCCTAATATGATTGCTTCAGAAATGCCTTGTGCTAATTTATTCTGTTCAGCGTTTAAAGATTTTTTAGAATATTTCTTTTTCAAACCTAATTCTACAATAGAATACAAATCTTTTGTTTTGTCCATGACTTTAGCGATTGCCTCTTTTGCATAAACAGAAGCGTTAGATCCGACAGGACGACCTTTTTCAGTTGGAGTTGTTGTCTTTTTGATTGCGGATTTAATTCCTGAAACTTCAGGCGTTGGAGGAGCGATAACAGGAACGCCGCCAACAATTGGGTTATAATATCCCTTCTTTCTTTCTTCTACAAACTTAGCTTGAGCAGTGCCTAACTCTTCTTTAGTTGGATAAATACCAGTTTCAATTACTCTCAACCCTTCTTCTGGAGGCAGTATTCCTAGTTCCATCATGCGCGTGACCACGCGATTAAATTGAGTCTCGTCTTTAATAGACACCTCTTCAAACTTAGCGATAGGGCATTTACCTTTAAATCCCAAGTTGCGAAAAATCAATTCCATTTCAGGCTGTAGAAAATCATTCAAGAAAGCTTTTCTAGCTTCTTTTAATCTTTCAAAAAATACTTGAGCTTTGACAGTTGTATTCGCAAACTTTTCTGAACCGATAAGAATGTTCTGCAATCCTTCTTTAATGTCCTCATTAACGACTTTATACTTTTCATATCCTAAAACTTTATTCATATCTGGGATAATGAACTCAGCTTTTGTTGTATAATCTGCAACAAGAACGCGACCAACAGATTGATTGCTCAAAAGATTTTGCATCGCTTTTATATTCTTGTGATTAATACCTCCTTTAGCTGGTTCGCTACCCATAGTTATCAATAGAATAACATTCTCAATTGTGCGGCAAATAGCTTGATCAATCTTTTTCATTTCCATCTTGAAATTGATATCATCAAGAACGGCGAAACCAAAAGGTATAGCAAAAGGTTCGTAATCTTGCTTCTTATAAAAAGAATAAATAATATCTGTAGGATTCAATTGAATTTTAAGCCCATCTCTTGCCCATTGACCCAATCTGATTTTTTCTTTTGTATCGTTGTCTAAACTATCGAATACAACTTTATCGTGATCGTTTTTAGGCGATCTAAGTCTTTCTAATTCGTATTCAGAAAGTATTTTTTGATAAACAATTTGATGCCAAGAACTTGTGTGATTTGTTGTTAAATAATATGGATTGAGCAGTGTGTATTGAACTGGAATTAAATTCTTTACGTCGTATGGCGTAGGATAATTATACAATTTAATATCTGTATTATAAGACGCTCCATCATATGAAGCGTATGTTTCTAGAATTTTTTGAAAATCGTCGATATTAAATTTAGCATTTATCTTGTAAAAGAAAACATTACCACTGCGATAATACTCGCGGAAGTATTGATCTTTAACATTCCACATCCTTGTATACTTCATCCATTTTGAGAAAAAGTCTTTTGATTTTTGACTTCCACCTTCTAAATATATTTCAGCATTAGCAAATTCAGACATAATATCAACAGCATTTCTAAAAATAGCTATATTTGCATAAGCTTTCTGGCATAATTCTATAGCGTCACGAATATTATATCCGTTAATAGAAGTTTCGAATGGCAACATTCCTTCTCTAATGTTTCCGTATTTATAAATCTTTGGTCCTACATAAGCCAAATTTCTACGTAAATTAGTAGACTCGCCTCCTCCACTTCTTTCATAACTAGAAGCTTTAGCCTCTTGTTGATAGAATGGATCACCAACTAAAGAAGGTTCAGAAGCATTATCTCTTAACATAGCGTCAAGCGGCTCAGACTGCCCCTCTTGAGCTTTAGAGAATTTGCCCCAATAATCTGATCTTTTATTATATTTGCGACTCATGTTAATAATAGTTACACATTGTCACTTTAAAAGTGACTTTTTAGCTTTTAAGCTATGAACATAGGTTCAAAAGTTTCAGTCATATCTTCAACTTGAGTATTATTCATGTCGAAATAAATCTTACACAACCAATTACCTAATACTAATGCTGAGTAACTATCTTTTCTAGGTTTATCTGGTCCAGACTTACGTTTAAGGTTCGCTGGAAGATCAAAGTTCTGCATACCTTGAGCAGATGTTGTTATTTGTATGAGAGCGCATTCTGTTTTAGTTAACAATATCATATCAGTTAAATGTTCTACAAAATCAATCATTTTAGCTTCTTCATTTTCTTTTTCAGTGTCTAAAGCGTTAGAGAATTTTAAATCTGTAATACCAATACGCTTTTTAGTTTGACTTCTGAAATTATCATCAATAGCTCTACTAGCAAAATATGTACGGCGATGATCAAAATTCGCTTGTAACATTTCATTCGCTAATCGTATCCAACCTGAAGTTGGTTTTCTCAAGAAAACGTATTTATAATCTGATCTGTTGTATTCGGTTTTTGCAGAATATAAATTTTGAGCATATTCTTCGGGTCTTTCAAACTCTGTTACCATTGATTTCAAATTTATTTTAGCATCCTTAAACAATTCGCTTTCATTGCAAGAATTCATGAACTGAACGCCGCCGTTATAGTCCATGCAGATCGCTATAATATTAAAGTTCTGCAATAGATATAAGAAATATTTAATATGATCTTTTAAAGAAGATCCAGAAAGAGCATAAGAATGAATTAAAGTATTAATTTGCTTTTCTTTATCTATTTTTAAGACTTGAATTGCAAAATCATCTGATGATTCAGTTTCTGACCAAGAAGGATCTACCGCCAATATATATTCATCTTCTGGATTGCCAACTACCTCAACAGCAGGAAGCTCACCATCAGGAACAGTGCATAACGCCATCTTAGATATTTTAAAATAGCCAGAACTATCATCACTAAACTGTGCGCCGAACTCTCGCAAAAACTGCGACTCACTCATTGTCGATTTTGCTTGATTAATTAGATTTTGATCGTACAACTGAACTGGAGCGCAGTCATAAGAGAACTGCATAATACAACGCTTAGTCTTTTCTTTGTTTTTAGGGTTAGATATTAGATTTTCATACTGCTCGTATAATTTATACAAGTATTCAAATTTAAAAGACGCTGAAGATAATGCTATTAATTTATTGTTAGGCCAGATATACCTATCTTCTTCAGTCATTTCTCCTTTATTAATCAATTGGGTTTCAAGATTATAAAGCTCTTCTCTTTGAGTCGGGTTTTGAACGACGGATAAGAAGGGAATAATGACTTCGTTATAAATACGTTCAGGCATCAATAAAAACTCATCAATAATAATACGATGAAAACGAAAACCACGAAGCTTTTCGCCATCACCTAATGGCAATGCACGAATGCGGCTTTTACCAATCTCCATTACCCATTCATCGTTAGACTTGGATATTTTTGTAATACATTGTTTTAAAAGATAAGCTTCAGGTTTAGCAGCGATGTCTTCTATCTTTTTAAATATCATTTTTGACTGACGAAATGATCGGGATAATATACCTGTTTCAACTCCTTGATTTAATATAGCATCAAGTACGGCATAAATACCAGTAGTATAAGATTTACTCATACCACGCGACCACACGCCTAAAAAATAATCACTTTCCAACATGCCTTTAATAGCCATGTGTTGAAAAGGAAACAGTTTGACACCAGTTATTAAATCAGTAGCAAAAGTAGTATTGTTGCGAAGAAATTGATAAAACAATAACTTCGCTTCTCGTTCTTCTATATATCCAGGTATCTTCGCTAATTCCTCATTGGAAATTAACTGCGATTTCCTTGGTACTTGGTTGCCAATTTCCCAGCTCATTATCTAAAAAATACTGTATATCTACCTGCCATACTGACTTACCATGATATAATAATTTTGGTATAATATCTAAAGATTTGTTTCGACTACCAGTGAATATAAATTGTATATGCCTTGGATATTTATGACATAAAGAACGCATATTATGAAAAACGTATTCTAAATTTGTTTTTCTATTGTATTTACGCTGATTTATTAATATGCTACTTATACTGCTTTCAATAACCACAAACAAATAACAATTCAATTCAACCGCTTTCACCACTTCTTTCTCAAATCTTTCTATTCCAGAAGCCATAGTACCTAGAAAATCAGATTCGCTTTTTCTATCAACAAATGTATTGGTAAAATATTTTTTATCAGCTATTAGATAATCTCCTACAAATATTTTTTCTATTTTAGACTTAGGAAATTCCAACGCATCTTGTTCTCTGGTATCAATCAGTATCGGCAAATGAGATGCATCAATTTTATTAAAAGCTTCTGGTAAATTTTTGTTATATAAAGGTTCAATATTTAATAGCTTACATGCGTTGGTATAAGAACTAAAATACTTCTTATAAATATTTAAACTCGGCAAATCAAGAGTTATCACTTCATTATGAAACGGCGCAAAATGATATTGTTTTTCATCTACCCTCTTTTTTAGCAGTTCAATGCATTTTGTTTTAACTGTTTCTTCGTTAGATGCAGCTTCCCACTTCAGAAACTCTGTATAATCAAGAAACTCGGTTTCAAAATATTGTTTTTTATTTTTAAAAGGTATTTGTTGGCGATAATAAAGAGAGTTTCTCGGATAATACGTGCAATAATACTCCGCTTGATAAAGGTTATGCTTTTTTAAATGGGCATGAAAAGACTTATCGTTATTAAAAGATTCGCTACAGATTTTACACTGAATCATATAGCATCTTCTTTAGAAATTCCTAAAATTCTAGCTTTCCATGAAGACATATTCTCTAAACGATCAGCTTCCTCCTTAATAGTGCGCTTTTGCATATCGGCAATTTGAATCATCATTTTGCGTTCTTGCTCGTCTTGAAAAAGCTCTACAAGGTTAAGTATAGAAGCGTTCTTCTGATGCGTTTGCTCTACTCTCTTGGACCGTTCGCCATTGAGCTTTTGAATACTCTTGTCTATACGCCCAGCGCACTGATTGTATTCTTCAGAGATCGTCTTAAGAACCTCAGTTAGACGCATTGTGAAGTCTTTCTGATCTTGCGTCTCATTGAACATATCATTTATCTTATTTTTCTTAATATCGATCTGTCTTAGATTGATATAGTCCATGCAAACATTAATATACAAATTAATTTCATCAACAGTCAAGTCAGGCTTATCCCAAACAGAGCGCACGAATTCTGCTTCAAATAATTCTTTATCTATAGAGCTGTTGTATGAGTCATAATTCCCAACGAATCTTGGACTTGATAAATAATTTAATAATTTTTCCATCCATTTTCTATGTTGCAAAGATAATTTTTCTTCAGAAATGTTTTGGCCGCACCATTTATTTGCTTTATTGATTACCGTTCTGATTGATCGCGGAACAGAGTATTTGTCGCCAACTCCAGATTCGTTATCTACAAGATAATCAGGATATTTTTCTTTTATGTATTTTTGAACGGCTCTATACTCAGGTGTAATAAAAATATTAAAGTTTTCAAGGCCCAGAAATTTTTCATGGAATATTAACTCTGTTACTTGCCTAGGAGTTATTCTTGTTTTAATGTTTTGTTCAATAAATTCACAATTTTCTTTTGATAGTATTTCTATTGTTTGTGTGGGCTTTGGCTTTTCTTGTTTTTTAACAAATCCAGTTGTTAAAAGAAAGTCTCTAACCAGTTTTGCCTCTTTAGATCTACCCGTTAAATCTTCACGATTATAAAGTAGATTAGCGAGGACGACGTAATCTTGAATTCCTTCGTTAATCTTCTTTAATATAAATGCTTTATTTTCGTCTGTTAACATATTAAGATGAGAATATATCGTTTTCTTTTAATAACAATTGAGCTTTCACATACAACATTTTTTTTAAATTTTTTATTTGTTTGTAACCAGCTTTTCTTCCTTTTTCGCTTGTTTTAAACTTTAAAACTTGGGCTACTTGATCATCGCTAAGATTGTCTATAAAAAACATTTTATAAATAAAGAAATGCTTATCTCCTAAATTGCTTTTCATTAAACCGTGAAGTTTACTTTCAGCATTTTTATAATCGTAACTTATACTTGATTCACAATTCATAAAATAATTTTTATGATTCTCTAAGCTTACAGTCATCTTGACATCGTAAGCGGATTTTTTTACTTTCTCCCACTTAGCGTATAATGGGCATTCATTACATTGTTTGCCGCTGGTTGTAAAACCACATGACATTTCTATTCCAGAATCACCTTCTTTATTTTGATTAAATGGACAAGATAAACAAGGACGCGCAAAACTTGTATAATTATTTCTTATTATATTTCTAATTTGATTCGTGACTATACGATTCACCCAAGGTTCAATCGCTCGCGATTGATCCCACAGATGCCATTTTTTATATATATGAAGTTTGATGACTTGCTCTATATCTTCAAAATCAAACCAAGTAATCGCTTTTAACTTCCATTTATTTCTGCGCTTTTTGATTACTTGGTTAATAATCTCATACATGTCTTCAAAATTTTTCTTTTTACGATTCATCTATGTCTTGTATTGGGCGCGAACTACACTCCTTCAACGACTGACTTAAAAATTCTTCTTTACTTAGTTTTCTATAATTGGAATTCGGTCTTGAATTAATTCTTTCACTTGGATCGACTGGGGGAGCGTTAAATAAATCTTTTCCTAAATATTTATTACCTGCTGGTTTTTCTATTTCGTATGAAAGCTTCGATGGTCTAACGAATACAGTGGGAATACCATCTTCATCGACTTCTGTATTTTGTTTGCGAGAGGTAGATCTCGATTGTAGTGAATTTTGTAAAGTCGGTTTACTGATGTTTGCAAATCCTCCCAAAGAAACCCCACAGTTAGTACAGAATTTAGAGCCTTGGGCATGTTTTGTTCCGCAACTTGAACAGTAAATATTACTCATGGTTATTATATCAATGAATGTTTGTTTTATCTAATCTCTTAAGAGAATGAACGATGTATTTAAGAATTTCACTACGCATGATATCTTCTTCATTGAATTCAAAACAATAAATACCTCTTTCTTCGCTGTCTTTATTATTAAACAAATCATAAATTTTCATAAAACCAGATTTGTTTCCGATGTCTGATTGCATAGCGTCTCCGCAGATAAACATTTTAGTATTCTCGCCAATACGAGTGAGAAGAGTAATCAACTCCTTGCTGCTATAGTTCTGAGATTCGTCTGCAATAATGATCTTCTCGTTCCATGTAGCACCTCTTAAGAAGTTCACAGGCAAAGCCTCTATAATACCACTAGTTTCAAGATATTTTGATTGAGACATGGGAATAAGTTCATCCAACTTATCATACAGTGGTATCATAAAAGGATTAAACTTTTCATCTACAGTTCCAGGCAAAGAACCTAAGCCTCTTTCTCCAGACTCGACGATTGTTCTAATGTATTTGATCTCGTACTTTGAATTCATATTTAACATATGCAATGCAC